CCGGGAAGCGGATGAAACAACGCTGGGACCGGAAAAATATTCAAAAGCGGCGCGTTCAGTTCAGGCAAAGGGTCAACGCAATCCCGAAATGGGCCGATACTAAGGCAGTCGCGCAGTTTTATAGGGAGTGTCCTGAAGGTTTTCATGTGGATCACATCATCCCATTGAGAAACCCCGACATTTGCGGCCTTCACACTCTTGAAAATCTTCAATATCTACCGGCAGACGAGAACAGAAGGAAGGGAAACTCTGTCGAAACTGTGTCTTTGGAGGCGATTGTCTGTCCAATAAAGGTTTGACAACCCTACTCTGAGGGGGGATAATGTAATTAGGCGCTTGGTTGCGCCTTTTTCGTTAACAACTCAGGGACGAGTCAATGAAAAACGTGTTTTTGGCTGCTACAGTGATGGCTTTGCTGTGTACACCTACGTCTGGCGACGTAGTTTATGCAAAATCAACGAATGAAAACTCGAGTGTGCGCGCAATTGTGCGCTCTGAGGCTGCGAGACAGGGTGTTCCCGTCTCATTAGCGATGTCAATCGCGAATCATGAATCAGGATTTCGCTGTTCTGCCGTTGGAAGACATGGCGAACGCGGTGTTATGCAGATTAAACCCTCCACTGCTCGCGGTATTGGGTATCGTGGCTCGGCTCGGGGTTTGAATGATTGCCGAACCGGGGTATATTGGGGTGTCAAGTACCTTAAGATGGCATACAACGCCGCCAAGGGCGACGTTTACCGCGCCGCCTTCCTCTATAATGCTGGCCTCGGGGCCAAAACCCGGCACCCTGCCCGCCGTCCATATGTGACGGCCTTATTCCGAAAGAAAGTGTTGACAGAATGAAAGAAGAAGGCGATGTTGGTGATCTCCTAAACAAGGCCAAGGGCCTCGACTTGAGCTTGGTCATTGTTTTAGGGGTGCGGGAGGAAGAGGGCACCGTCATTTTGCACAATCTGGCAAGTGACCTAGACGCTTCATTCCTCCTAAAAACCTTTGTCGCCACAATCGACATGACTATCTTGGAGGAAATCTATGAACGAGCAAGGTCTAAACTTAATTAACCTATGGACTCCGGAGGAGGATGCCTATCTTGCCCAACATTACAATTCTTGCAAGGCAATGGATATTGCCTCTCATTTGGGTCGCACAAAGAACGCTGTCATTGGTAGGGCGCAGCGCCTTAAGCTGGGAACACCGATGCCTTTCATTCGCGCAGAGCGTATCAAAAAACTCCGCGCAATCTTCGCCGCCCATAAAGATAAGCCTGTGGCTCCACGGAAGTCTCGTGTGGCAGTATTCCGGAAAGACGGTGTGAAGCTTGCGCCAACACCCCTAATAGAAGATGTGACCACGCCCCTTAACGGGGTCGGGGTCAAGATCTGGGATCTTGAAGCTGACCACTGCCGGTGGGTTATGGGTGACCCGGCAGACCTAACATATTGCGGCCACCCAAAGATGGCCGACTCCTGCTACTGCCCAACCCACTATAGGAAATCGGTGAATAAAAATGGCCCTAATCGTGTTCAAAGATGAGCTTGGCGACTCTCTCGCCATCGACGCAAACGACATTATTTTCGTTGAAAGAGTAAGTGTGAAGCGCCCCGACTTGGTATGGGTCCACTTCACTATGGGACACCGTGGTGCATCTGATCGGCGGCTTATGAGCCACACTGTGGAAGAGGTTGCCGACGCTGTGAATAAGGTTCGCGGAACCCTAATCTAAAGGAGAGAGAGATGTTTTGGCTTTTCTTGTATCTATACCTGATTGGGGCGTTCAATGACGCCCTCTTTGCGCATTCATCAGGGGCTGACTTCAAAGACTGGAAAACGCATGTGAATGTTGCGCTTTGGCCGCTCTTTGTGCCAGCAGCCCTGATTGTCTCGCTTGTTGAGGCTTATCGGGAAACCAAGGATTAGGCTTCCCAAGCACTACATGTAAATTTAGAATCCACCGTATCAACTGTAGCCGCGAGACTGTCTGGCGAAACGCACACCCCCTCAAAAGGGTTATGAGTCTTCATCCAGAATTTGCAGTTTTCGCAGGTCTTCCTTGTTGGTTCGGTGGTTTCCTTTTGCGCGAACGATCCTGTTCCGATAACGCGGATCGGATAAAGCTGCCGCAAATACATTCCGTCTGCGAATCCGTTCAAGACAAGTTCTCTTAGGCTTCCCGGCCATTGCCGTCCCTCATAATGGCAATCTGGGTACTTGCCCTCCCCAAATTCCGTCCAGCTTTCGTTAATTTTCATTTGACTCTCCTTCTGTCTGTGGCTACATTCATAGCGCAAAAGAAAAGGAGGCACAATGCCTAATTCTATCAAATTTGTTGATACTGTAGAAGACCTTACCCGGTGGGTCACATCCTCAAAGCGTAACCAGAGGGTTGCCTATTATCGGGGTTGGCTCATGAGGGATAAGCTTAGTATGATGCCATATCTAGCGCAGAATGACTTGGCTATGCCCCAATTCAAGGTCGCCAATAAGGCTTGGGACTTCCATGCAACGGGCGCAGTGGAGCTATTCCAAAAACGCATGGGTAATGAAGACTATCTTTACATAGCGGTGAGAACATGACGTACAAAGTCCTTGAAGATATCCTTGTCTTTGGTGATGGCATCCCCTCTCTTATGGAGGGTGTCAATGAGATGCGGGCAAAGGGGTGGATGCCTTTTGGAAGCCCCGCCCCCGTAAACCTGACTATGCAGGAATATGGGATGTTCCAGATCATGGTTAGGGAGCGGCTAAGGGATTGAATAGTATTTGCTGCCGAATAACTCCGCAGAGCGGTAATTTCGGGGTCATGTCCGATAGGCAGTAGATAGTGATGTGGCACTGTAACCACACGGGGTCCGGGCCTCGTTAGGCTTCATTGGGTAAGCCGCCCCGGAATTTTACAGTCCGTCGCCTAGTCTGGTGTGGCACCTGCTTTGGGAGCAGGAATAACGCAGGTTCAAATCCTGCCGGGCTGACCAAAACCGCGCTTGGTCCGTCGCGGGATATAAATCCCAAAGGGGTGAAATGGTACGGTTCCAAACGTACTGCGCTAACGGGCTGCCAATTGCGACCATAGCTCAGTGGTAGAGTTACAGATTTCCAATCTGAAGATGCGGGTTCGATTCCCGCTGGTCGCTCCATTGTCCCGGCTGCCATGTGTAGTGCGGGCGTTTGGGGTCGCTAAAAATAGCGCCCCCAGATCAGCCGTGGAGATGTAAAATGCCACGGGTCACTATAGGCGCGTCGTAGTAGTGCTACGATCTGACCGGGGAAGCTGGTGACAGGCGGGGAGAGACCCGCACAGTATGTAACAGTTGATTGCCAATTGACAGATCTACATTTCGATGCTATAATCTCCTGAAGCATTGTCAGTGATGCGCTAGATTTGTAACCTAGATAACTCGGTGCAACTCCGGGCGGGAGAACCAAATATGAATTGCAAGTCATGTGGCGGGGAAATCACTTCAAAGTCTGCCAAAATTTTTTGTTCCCATCGTTGTTCCGCCAGTTTTAACAATGCTGGAGTTCGTAGGCACGGGGAACCTCCCGTTGTGATTGATTGCATTCGCTGTGGTAAAAAATGCAACAAAAGATCACAGAACTCTAAACTGTATTGCTCCGTAAAGTGCTGGGCTGCTGATAAGTCTGACGCTGTAGTGAAAGCATGGTTATCTGGAAAAGATCCGGGGTGGACAGGAAAAACTGCACAACTAAAAAATGCTGTGCGACGGTACATTTTAGAAACAAGGGGTTCGGCTTGCGAAATTTGCGGGTGGGACAAGTGCCATCCTATTGATGGATTTACGCTTGTAGAAATTGACCATATTGATGGGGATGCTAAAAACAACAAGCCAGAGAATCTTCGTGTCCTTTGCCCAAATTGTCACTCGATGACATCAAACCACAGGGCAAGAAACAAGAAATCAAGTCGAATCCGTAAATAAGGTCGGGAGTTCAATCCTCTCATCCGGCACCACTTGCAAGCCCACCAAGTTGTGGTATAATTGCAACGTCCCGCCTAATGGGGGACAAATCAAACTCGCTTAACAAGGAGTCTACTATGAACGCTCTCTTAGAGCCCTTCTCTTTCATGAAGGGTCTGAACACCACTGTTGGATTTGAGCCCGTCCTCAAACGGCTTAATGATTTTGCCGAAGCATTGCCAAAGGTTCCGGCCTTCCCACCGTATAACATTCGCAAGGTTGATGAGAACAAGTACGCCATTGAAATGGCTGTCGCGGGGTTCTCAAAGACAGATCTTGAAATCGAAATCCGGGACGGCAGCCTGATCGTAAAGGGTCAGCACAATGCTATGGCGGATGGCGATTCCTATCTTTTCAAGGGAATTGCCGACCGTGCATTTACCCGGCAGTTTGCTCTGGCCGATACAATTGAGGTCAAGAATGCAGACCTCGCCAATGGGATCCTCAAGATCATTCTTGAGCGTTTTGTCCCGGAAGAGAAGAAGCCAAAGAAGGTTGAGATCGACGACAACGCTTCGTCATCGCATCCGGACTGAGGCTTGACACGGGATATTATATAGCTCATAAGTTATATGTGGCTAGGGAGAGCGGCCTTCAGCAGCCTAGTAACCCCGGGTTAGGGATTCCATTCTGGGTCATAGCCACAGCCAGAAACGTCCCTCGTGCTTCCCCCTCGGAGTTAACGCTCCGGGGGGTTTTCTTTTGGCGGCGGCGCATGGTATTATATTTACATGAATTATGCGGAAATTGTTGGGAAAATCCCGGAGGCTGAGCGCCCCGCGATACTTGATCTCCTACGCCGCCTAGACGAGGCTCGGGCGCGGGAGGGCGCAAGAGAAGACTTCATGCAGTTTGTCAGAATGATGTGGCCGGGGTTTATTGCCGGTAAGCATCATCAGACGATGGCAGACGCCTTTCAGAGGGTTGCAAATGGGGAGTGCAAGCGCCTGATCATTAATATGGCTCCCCGCCATACCAAATCAGAGTTTGCCTCCTATCTCCTTCCTGCGTGGTTTCTGGGTCGGTTCCCAGAGAAGAAGGTCATTCAGACTGCCCACACGGCAGAACTTGCTACTGGGTTTGGTCGTAAGGTCCGTAACCTTGTTGGATCTGATGATTACCAAAAAGTTTTCAGCGGCATTGGTCTGCAATCCGACAGTAAGGCGGCTGGCCGTTGGTCTACTAACAAGCGTGGTGAATACTTTGCTATCGGTGTCGGCGGTGCCGTTACGGGTAAGGGCGCTGATCTTCTGATCATTGACGATCCGCACTCGGAACAGGAAGCAATGCTTGGTCAGTTCGACCCAAGCGTGTATGACAAGGTTTTTGAGTGGTATACCTCTGGACCCCGTCAGCGCCTCCAGCCGGGCGGAGCGATCATTATCGTTATGACCCGCTGGTCAAAGCGCGACTTGACCGGGCAGATCATTGACGCATCTATTAAGCGTGACGGATCAAGTGAGTGGGAGGTCATTGAGCTTCCTGCTATTCTGCCGTCAGGCCAACCCTTATGGCCGGAGTTTTGGTCGCTTGAGGAACTTGAAAGACTCAAGGCCGAACTACCCATTTCAAAGTGGTCGGCTCAGTACCAACAGGATCCAACCTCGGAAGAGGGTGCCCTGCTTAAACGTGAGTGGTGGAGAGTGTGGAACAAACCAAATCCGCCGCCATGTGAATCAATTCTAGTCTCTTGGGACACAGCTTTTAAGAAAACCGAGAGAAGCGACTATTCCGCATGTACAACATGGGGGATTTTCTATAACGACGAAAATGGCAAGTCCATTCCGAACATCATCCTTCTTGACGCATTCAAGGATAAGATGGAGTTCCCGGAACTGAAGAAGGTAGCCCTAGAACACTACAAACAATGGTCACCAGATATGGTGATCATTGAGGCTAAGGCTTCTGGATCCCCGCTCATTTTTGAGCTTCGTGCCGCCGGTGTTCCGGTTACCGACTTTACGCCATCTCGCGGTCAAGATAAGATTGCTCGCGTGAATGCTATTACAGATTTGTTCGCTTCCGGATCGGTATGGGCTCCGGAAACGAGGTGGGCCGAAGAGGTCATTGAGGAATGCGCTGCATTCCCGGCAGGCTCACATGATGACTTTGTGGACTCCGTTTCACAGGCCATGCTGCGATTCCGTCAAGGCGGGTTCGTAAGACTATATTCAGACGAGGAGGACGAAAGAGTCGTCCGCTCCCCAGTCGCAGAACCCTACTACTGAGGTAGAAGATGGCTATTGAATCCGCACTTCCAAACCCCGTTGGCCTTCCAGAAGGCGAGCCGATGGATATCATCATGCCTCCTCCAACGGAAACAATCCCAACGGAAGATGGCGGTGTAGTCGTAAATTTTGCTGAGCAGAATGAAGATGGCGAAACGTCCGAAGGATTTAGCGATAACCTCGCTGAATACATGGATGACGGCGATCTTGAGATGATTGCCGGTGACTTGCTCGGAGATTATGAATCAGATCTCCGCACCCGCCGGGATTGGGAGAAAGCTTATATTGAGGGTCTTGACCTTCTCGGAATGAAATATGAGGAGCGCACGGTTCCGTGGCCGGGTGCGTCTGGTGTTTACCACCCATTGCTATCAGAAGCCGTAGTTCGCTATCAGTCCCAGACGATTATGGAAGTGTTCCCACCTGCCGGTCCCGTTCGGACCAAGGTGGTTGGAAGACTCTCGACAGAGCGTGCCAAGCAGGCTGAGCGCGTCGAAGATGAGATGAACTACATCATCACGCAGAAGATCCCCGGCTACCGTGAGGAGCTTGAACAACTCCTATTCCGGCAGGCTCTTGCGGGGTCTGCATTCAAGAAGATTTATTACGATTCTATTAGCAGGGTTCCCCGTGCCGACTTTGTCCCGGCAGAAGATTTTATTGTTCCATACGGTGCATCAAGCCTTGAATCTGCACCTCGCTATACGCACCGCATGAAGAAATATAAGAATGAAGTTCGGAAGCTAATGGCTTCTGGATTTTATATCGACATTGACCTCCCGGATCCGACCCCGGAACGTACTGACATTCAGGACAAGTATGACCGGATGGAGGGTGAAAGCCCATCTTGGGATGTCGATGATCGCTATACAATTCTTGAAATGCATGTTGACTATGACCTTCCCGGATATGAATCAAGGGACGGGATTGCTCTGCCGTATGTAATTACAATTGAAAAGCAGACCCGTAAGGTTTTGTCGATCTACCGTAACTGGAGAGAAGATGATGAACTTAGACAGAAGCGAATCCATTTTGTCCATTATCCCTACCTTCCCGGTCTTGGGTTTTACGGCTCCGGACTTATTCACCTTATTGGCGGCATCGCCAAATCTTCCACATCTATTATTCGGCAGCTTATTGATGCCGGTACTCTTTCCAATCTTCCGGCGGGTCTGAAGGCACGCGGTCTTCGTATCAAGGGTGATAGCGCGCCGCTTATGCCGGGAGAGTTCCGCGATGTTGATGTGGCTTCGGGAGCGATTAAAGACTCAATCACCTTCCTTCCATACAAGGAACCTTCCGCCGTTCTGTATCAGTTGCTTGGAACGCTCACGGAAGAGGGGCGGCGTATTGGCTCGATTGCGGATGTTTCTGTTGGGGACATGAATCCCAATGCTCCGGTCGGTACAACATTGGCCCTTCTTGAGCGCAATCTGAAGGTCATGTCTGCCGTTCAGGCCCGTGTCCACGCGGCGATGTCAAAGGAATTTGAACTGATCGCCACTATCGTTAAGGACTATATGGGTCCGGAATACGAATATGATGTGGGCGATGGCGAATATAGTCGCTATGAGGATTTTGATGACCGGGTTGATATTATCCCTGTTTCGGATCCGAACGCCTCGACAATGGCACAGCGCGTTATGCAGTATGAGTCTGCCATTCAGATGTCTCAGAATGCTCCAGACATCTACAATCTTCCCCTTCTCCACCGGGAGATGCTTCAGGTTCTGAACATTAAGGGCTTTGACGATATCGTTAAACTGCCGGAAGAAATGAAGCCTATGGACCCCGTTGCGGAGAACATGGCTGTACTTAAGCAAGAGCCTATCAAAGCCTTTGAGGAGCAGGATCATGAGGCGCACATCGCTGTCCATATGTCGTTCTCTCAGGATCCTCGCATTACACAGATGGTTGGTCAGAGCCCGAATGCGCAGGCCATCCAATCTGCCATGATGGCCCATATTGCGGAACATATTGGTTTTGCGTACCGCAATAAGATCCAGCAGCAGCTTGGTGTCCAGCTTCCGTCTTCGGAAGATGAGATCCCGCAGGACATGCAGAACAACATTGCTCAGGCAGAAGCTATGGCCGCGCAGAAGGTTCTTCAGGAAGGTCAGGCGGAAGCCGCACAGCAGCAGGCCCAGCAACAGGCTCAGGATCCACTTATCCAGATGCAGAAGGCTGAACTTGAGATCAAGGCTAAGGACGCAGAGCGTAAGGCCCAGAAGGACATGGTTGACGCCCAGCTTAAGGCAGAGCGTCTCAAACTTGACGGAGAACGCCTTGCTTCTGCCGAGCGCATTGCTGGTGCCAAGATCATGGCCGAGATTGAAACCTCAAACAAATCGGCAGATAACAAGCTTGCGGCAGAGGCCGTTAAGGCAAGCACCAAACTTATGGGTGGTATGTGACCTATTTTGACGTAATTAGAAAGAAGATCCGCGAGGACATGAATGATCTTGCGGATTTTCTAAGTACTGGCGGGGCCCCTGATTATGAATCTTACAGGCACGCCGTCGGTAAGATTGAGGGGCTGGCGGTTGCAGAGCGCCATATACTTGATCTGGAAGAAAGACTTCTGAAGGATGCGGATTCTTAATTTTGGAGATACCCTACTATAAGTGGTATTATCTACTTAAGGGATTGTGACTGCGCTAATTCCAGCACAACGGTTCGACACCGGAAAGTCGCCTAAAATGTATAACAACGCTGACGCTGCTCAGCTTGCTGCTGATCTGCCGGAGCCGAAAGGCTACCGAATTTTGATTGCTCTACCCGAGGTTCAGGAGAAAACCGCAGGCGGAATCATCCGTCCTGACGAACTCCGGAAGAAGGAAGAGACCGCATCTATTCTCGGTCTTGTCATAGAACTCGGGCCAGATTGCTATATGGACCCCGCCCGCTTCCCGGGTGGACCCTATTGCAAGGCTGGAGATTGGGTGATCTTTCGTTCCTATTCCGGGACTCGAGTCAAGATCAAGGGGCGGGAATACCGCCTCATCAACGATGATACCGTTGAGGGCGTGGTCGCAAACCCGCAGGTCTTTGAAAGGGCATGACGGATATGGAACAGGTCGCTGAAAACGAGATTGAAGTCCAGATGGAACCTGAAACCCCGGAGGTTGAGGTTCAGGTTGTGGATGATACCCCCGAGGAAGACAAGGGTCGCCCGCGTCGTCCAGAGGGAAAAGAGCCTGAGATTCCGAACGACGATGAAATTGCCCAATATTCTGAGGGCGTTCAGAAGCGTATTAAGAAACTCCGCTATGAGTTTCATGAGGAACGCCGGGCTAAGGAAGAAGCTTCTCGCCAGTTGAATGAGGCCACAAGCCTTGCCAAACGACTTCTGGAAGAGAAAAAGAGAATGGAAGAGGCTCTTCGCAAGGGCGAAGAGATTCTCGTTGAGAATGCAAAGAGTAAGGTCGAGTCAGAACTCGAACTTGCACGAAAGAAGTTTAAGGAAGCCTACGATTCTGGAGACGCCGACGCAATTGCGGCATCTCAGGAAAAGATTGCAGAGCTTTCTGTCCATAAGGTTAGCGCGGCTAACTACCGGCCAGTCTATCGACCGGAAGAAGAGGAACGGCAGTACCAGCAGCCACAGGCTGGGTATGAGCCGGTTGTCCGGCCGCCGTCTGACCCGAAGGCAGTGGATTGGGCCAAGAAGAATACTTGGTTCGGTCGCGATCAGTTGATGACTGACTACGCGAAACACATCCACGACCGTATCGTTGTGTTTGATCGAATTGATCCAAGAACGGATCATTACTGGCAGACACTAGATGGGGAGATGCGAAAGCGTTTCCCGGAGATGTTTGACGACCCTGTCGAGGATAGCCGTTCAGAGCGGCAGGTGAAGCAAACTACATCCAATGTTGTGGTCCCGGCATCCCGCAGCACTGCTGCAAAGCCGCGCACACAGGTTAGACTGACGGCTACTGAGGTTGCTCTCGCTAAGCGACTCGGGTTAACGGTCGAGCAATATGCCGCCGAGAAAATGAGGTCTTCAAATGGCTGATAAGCGCACTCCTCGCGAGAGCGAGACACGCGAAGCTAGTTCGCGCAAGAAGGGCTGGACACCTCCGTCCGTGTTGCCAGAGCCTATCCAGAAGGATGGCTGGCGTTACCGCTGGGTTCGCACCGCGACTCAGGGCAACCTCGACAACACGAATGTGAGTTCCAAGTTCCGTCAAGGATGGGAGCCGGTACTCGCTTCTGAGCATCCGGAAATTACGGCACTCCGTGATCGTAATTCTCAGTTCCAAGACAACATTGAAATTGGTGGGCTTCTGCTCTGCCGCGCTCCGGCTGAAATGGTAGATGAGCGTAATGCTTACTACAAAGACATGGCTGAGAAGCAGGCTGAAGCTGTCGATAGCAATTTCATGCGTGAAAACGACCCGCGTATGCCTCTGATGAAACCAGAGCGCACTTCGCGTGTTACATTCGGCGGTGGCCGGAAGCCGTAAAAAGCGACTGACCGCCAAAACAAAACAACGAGGTAGAAACATATGTCTGCAACAGCAGCCCCCTATGGACTCCGCCCCGTGAATCTTATCGGCGGTCAGCCATACGCTGGCTCAACCCGTCTTATTAAGATCGCGTCGGCTTATGCGTCCAATATCTTTAACGGAGATATCGTCTATATTCACTCTGACGGTACAATCCGTAAGGCTGTAGTCACGACTTCGATCACAACCCCGGCCACTTCGGGCATTGTGGGCGTTTTCGTTGGCTGCACCTACACAGACCCCAACCTGAACATTCCTGTCTATAAGCAGTATTGGCCGACCGGCACCGTCGCCTCTGACGCCTACGCTTATGTCGTGGATGATCCGGATGTGGTCATGCAGGTTCAGGCCGACGGTTCTGTCGCCCAGACGGCTCTTGGCAACAACATTGCCCTGAATGCCGCTTCTGGCAGCACAGGCACCGGCAACTCCACAACATCGGCTGTTTATACCAGCCCAGACGTAACTGCGACGCTTCCGCTTCGCATCGTTGGGTTTGTGGAAAGCACAACCTCCACGGTGGGCGATGCCTATACCGACCTTCTCGTTAAGTGGAATATGCCAAATGCGGTGACTACACCGTCGAGCGGCACTGCCACTACCGCGATCGTCGGCGGCCATGCTTATCTGAACCCCGTCGGATTCTAAGGGAGTCATAAAACATGGCTATTTCACGCGCACAACTTCTTAAAGAACTTCTCCCCGGCCTGAACGCTCTGTTCGGTCTGGAGTATAAGAAGTACGAAAACGAGCATGAGGAAATCTACGAGACTGAGTCTTCGGAGCGTTCGTTCGAAGAGGAAGTCCAGCTTTCCGGATTTGCTGCTGCACCAGTCAAGGCTGAAGGCGCTGCCATCAGCTACGATAATGCGCAGGAAGCATGGACTGCTCGTTACAACCACGAAACAATCGCAATGGGCTTCTCCATCACCGAAGAGGCGATGGAAGACAACCTTTATGACAGCCTGTCGGCTCGTTATACAAAGGCTCTGGCCCGTGCGATGGCCTACACGAAGCAGGTCAAGTCGGCTTATCCGCTGAACAACGGCTTCTCTGGTGGTGCTTTCACCTCCGGCGACGGCGTGACCCTCTTCAACACCCAGCATCCGCTGGTTGGTGGTGGCTACAACAGCAACACTCCTTCGACTGCTGCCGACCTGAACGAGACATCGCTTGAAGCGGCTGTCATTCAGATCGCTGGCTTCAAGGATCAGCGCGGCCTGCTCATCGCGGCTAAGCCACGCAAGCTGGTTGTTCCTCCGAGCCTGATGTTCGTTGCCACCCGCCTGCTGGAGACTGAACTCCGCACAGCGACCGCTGATAACGACATCAACGCTATCAAGAACAACGGCTCGATCCCGGAAGGGTACGCTGTCAACCACTACCTGACAGACACCGACGCTTGGTTCCTCATCACTGACGTTCCGAATGGCATGAAGCACTTCGAGCGTACACCGATGACCACCTCGATGGACGGTGACTTTGACACAGGTAACGTCCGCTATAAGGCTCGTGAGCGTTATAGCTTCGGCGTATCCGACCCGCTCGGCATCTTTGGATCGCCCGGCGCGTAATGCTGAAGGGGGGCTTCGGCCCCCCTTCTTCTCATTCCGGGTAAAACCCCGCCCCGTAGACTGTCCCGGCAGACGTTGCAGAGACTACAGGGCATTCTCCTGCAAGAGGTTATTCCTATGGGTACTACAACATTCTCCGGTCCAGTCGTATCTAACGCTGGCTTTATTACAGGCACAGACGTTGTCGCTCCTTCTGTGACATCGTCACCTCTGGCCGTTACATCTGATTACAATGGCGAGATCATCCCGCTGAACCGCGCTGCTGGTATCGCTGTGACTCTTCCGGCCGCCACAGGCTCACAGGCTGTTTACAGCTTCTTTGTCGGTACAACGGTCACCAGCAACTCGACAACCATCAAGGTTGCGAATGCCACGGACGTTATGCAGGGCCGCGCTATTATGGCGGCCTCGACACCGGGTGCGTTCTACACGACAGCAACATCCGACACGATCACACTTAACGGCAGCACAACTGGCGGCATCGCCGGTTCTTATATTGTTGTTCGTGATATTGCTGCTGGCTTCTGGCTCACTGAGGCTACGCTTCAGGCTTCCGGATCGGTTGCCACTCCGTTCAGCGCCACAGTTTCGTAATCTGGCCTCATAGGAGGCTTAGATGGCTCTGAATAACTCCAACATTCAGGCTACCACTCGCACGGATGACGGGAGCATTTATGCCTCCCGCGCCCGTGTGAAGGGTATCCATTGTACAACAACATCTGCTGGATCCGTTGTCCTTAAGGACGGCGGTTCAGGCGGAACGGCGCTGCTCACTGTTGCTATTGGGGCCAACTACTCCGGCAACATTATTATTCCAAATGACGGAATCCTTTTTGAGACAAGCGTCTATCTTGACCTCACCAACGCCACATCCGTGACGGTGTTTTACCAAGGCTAACTGGAGGCTCAAATGGCTGAGATTTCGTCTATCGGTAGGATGGGCAGAACGGAGCCATTTGAGCTTCAGGTTGCTCGCGGCCAAATTGCTTGGCACTACCTTCTAAACATTTTTGGCTATCAAGCCGCAGTCCCGACCGGAACCCCGATTGCCGTTTGGGAGAATGCGTCTGCATATGTATTCCCAACTGTTGCTCAGCAAATGCTGGTCTACAGTTCTTCTGCGTCCGACACAAACTGCCGGATTTTAATTAGCGGTCTTGACGAAAATTTTAATCAGATTTCAGAGGCTGTCATTCTGACGAATGGTACGACCGGGGTTTCTACAACAAAATCTTTCTATCGTATCAACTCTGTTTTTGCTACTGATGCTGTATATTCCCTACCAGTAGGGACGATCAAGGTGGCAAAGTCAGACAAAAGCGTGACCTATGGTCAGGTCAACATTGGTATTGGCAAGTCTCAGGCATCTGTTTACACGGTTCCGGCAGGATACACTTTCTACCTAAATCGTGTTGACGTTTACATTAGCGAGGCTGGCGGCGGAAACAACTACGGAAGCTATCGCGTATCCGTAAAAGACAATGTCACCGGAAATGTATTCCTCCTACTCCAGTCTCCATTTGGCCTAAATTATAACGCTCGCCGCGTGGTCCCATTCCCATATACAGAGAAGATGGACCTTCAGTGGCAGGTTTCTGTAGGAACTGGTACGGCACCTGTTGGTGTAATCATTGAGGGCATCCTCATTAAGAATAGCGGTGAATGATGGCTAAGTCAGACCTCACAACTGAGGCTTTCTTACTGCTTTGCGGCGCGGTTATGGAGAGGGCAAATGAGTTACAAAACTCCCGCTTGGCAGCGTAGCGCCGGGAAAAGCAAATCTGGCGGTCTAAACGCTAAGGGGCGCGCTTCCGCAAAGAAACAGGGCATGAACCTTAAGCCACCGCAGCCAGAGGGTGGGTCTCGTCGCGATAGCTTCTGTGCCAGAATGTCTGGGATGAAGAAGAATCTTACATCTGCCAAGACTGCAAAAGACCCGAACAGCCGTATCAACAAATCCCTCCGGGCTTGGAATTGCTGACATGAAAAAGCCGGTATGGGAGACAAAGTCTCCATCCAAGACCCCGAAGAAAATGACGCCAGCGCAGAAGCAGAAGGCTAAGGCTTTTGCTAAGAAGACTGGCACTAAGTATCCTTCCCTCGTTGCCAACCTTCAAGGCATGAAGAAGGGTAAATAGACATGAAGTCCTTCCTCCTCATCATTGTTTTGCTGACAAAGAGCGGCGAATTTCAGATGTCAACTGAATTTGTTTCCGCCTGCCCCGAGAAGGAAGTTGTTGTCGGGACGTTGGACAAAATGATTGCTGACGGTAAAATTATAGGATGGACGGCCCGCTGCACCCCAGCCCGTAAGCCAGAGGATGCAACGCTATGAGCCTCGGAACAATTGA